CTGAGTTATCAGCAGCAGCCTCAACTACAGGGCAGTTGGTGCTAACAAATACGTCAATGCCGTACAGTTGACCAATCTGACCACCAGTTACCTGACCGCTGTTAACGAAGTCAGAGCTAACGTAACGGTCAATACCCATGATGGTGTTACGTACTGAAGGAGGAATGATGAAGCAACGGTTTTCCATTGGTACATCAGCATCGTCCAGCTTTTGAATAATGCCACGGAAACCAGCGTCCGTGAATACATCAGAAGTCGTAACCGTGTCAGCGGCGTAGGTAGACAGGCCGTTGGTAGCGTCTACAAAGAACGTACCACCGTTGTTCAGGTAGGTAGAGCTAGTAGAACCAGCAGAACCCAGACCCGTAGCCAAGCTGTGCAGGTCGGTATCAACTTGTTTAGCCAAAGCATAACCAGCATCTTCCGTGTAGAACTGACGCAAAGAAGCCAGAGCTTGTACATCAGTGATGTCTTCAATCAGACGTGAGTATTCAAAGTGCTTGTCGATAGAGACTTGTACTTCGCTTTCCGTAGCGTTCTGTACCGTTACAGCAGTGTTCTCTGCCTTAGCGTGTGCATCACCACGGACAGGCTTGGGTACATGAATCGTGTCACCCTTCTTGCCAGCCATAGACATCTTCTTGACCAAGTTAGCCAAGACGAGGTTCTTCTGGTATGCAGCAATAATCTCATCACTCCAAATTTCAGGAATGAAAGTAGCTGCACTGGTGTTGTCTACAAACCCGCCAGTTGCGGGATATGTTGAATCAGTCATAATAAATATCTCCTAAGATATACTATCTGACCCGTTTCTCCGCATACGCCTTCATAATCTCAGGTTGTAGAGCAGCGTAGCGGTCAGGGTCTGTTCTCATAAGGTTAATAATGTCTGCGCGTCGGTAAATCTTCTTAGGTGCTGATTCAGTGCTACCACGGGCATTACCTGTGGATGCTGCCTTAACTGCTTGCTTACGAGATTGTTCCTCTACAGCGGCAGTCTGCTGTACAATGTTCTGTCGCTCTTTCCACAAGCTAAATAGCTCATCGGCGGCTTCATGGTCGTACTGCTGGTCTGCTGCTACAAACAGCTTAGTCCTAACATTGGATGCCTTAATCCACTCAGCAAAGTTAGTGTCTTGCAGAATCTGTTGCATATCAGGATGCTTACGTTGTAGCTCTGATAGCGCAGTGCTTGCACGATACTGTTGCGTTACGGCTTCAGCTTCCTTAATTTTAGGATGGTTCTGAATAGCCCTATCTACAGCCTTATCAGGGTCTGTAAACCAATCTACTTCTTCGTCTTGTTGTGGTGCTTGTTGCGTATCTTGCGTGAGTTGTGTCTGGATGTACGTATCAACAACCTTACGTAGCTCACCTACTTCAGAGCTTTGTCGGCCCAATAGCTTCTCAGCTTCTTGGTGCATCTGTACAAGTTCTTCAGCAGTCTTGCCTTTATATTTGTCAGGTATCTCAGGTTCCTGTACTTGTGGTTCAGGAGTTTCCTGTTGTTCCTCAACAAACATCTCTAGTTGTTGTTCGTTTTCTTCTTGGTTATCCTGACGCTCAGGTTCAATAATCTTAGCCATTATTAACTCCGTACCTTAGTATTGTGGAGAACTTTATTATGAAGGTTCTTTAAGAGGATTGCCTTCTTTCGTATGCCATGTGACTTTCTCGCCTTTTGGCCCACTTGTCTGCGGCATCAGGGAAGTCTCCACTGATACCTTCCAGACTAGAGCGTACTGGCGAGATAACACGTTTAGCGTCCAAGCCACAACTGCACCTAGAAGTTGTGACATCAGACTTAACTAAATCTTCAAACAGTTTGCCGCAAGGACATCTAAAATCAAACAGCCTCATCTATAGCTTCCTCAGTATTCTCTGATTCTGCTTCAGCATGAGCGTTGTCAATCTGTGTTTCAAGATTCAGTATGGTTGCTAGGATAGCTAACTGTCCCTTACGGAAGTTCAAGTTATCATTATCCGTAGTCATTTCTACTGAGTTGATTTGTGCAACATTACCGCTAAGGTCAGAGATTAACTGTTTCCAGCCTTCTGAACGAAACATAGCAAAGTAATTGTTGAAGTAAGTTTCTAACTCTTGAGTCATAGTATTTTACCTTTGTTAAAGAATACTTATGTACACTATTGTACCTATACATTATAGCATACTTTTTTATATTTGTCAAGTGTTTTTTACTAAAAAGTTAATTAAAAGTGCAAGTATCATAGGTAAGAGTATAATTACTACACCAAAGATAGCTGCGTACTGTTTAACCTCCTTCCAAAATTGTTTCTTAGCTGCTACCTTCCTAGCTAACTCTAGTTGTTTAGCCTTCCTTGCTTCAGCCATAGCAGCCATAGCTTCGTTGTATAACTGCCCGTTACCACTAACCATAAACAGGTCTTTAACCTCCTGCATGGTTTCTTGTATTTGTTTCTTGGCTAGTGCAGCTTTGACAGCATCTGCTTCAGACAAACCGCCTGAGTTTTGCGCTCTTGCTAGTTCAACCTCTGCACCGCCAAGTGTCGATAGAAAGCTAGAGATACTTGAGATGTCATTGGTTGTCTCAGCTACCCGCTTGATAGCGGATGTTGCAGCGTTAACACCAGCGACAATTGCACTTATCTCTGCTATCATTATTAGCGGCCTCTGCGCCCACCTGTTGCACGAGGCTTCATGTTCTGACGCTTGCGAGCCTTAGCTGCCGCTGCTTTACCTTTAGGGGTATAGCTGTACTTCTTTCCACCTACCATTGGCATAGTATTCTCCTTACTACCACTTAGTTTTATCAGCCCAATATGCCGCAGACATCCTGCCCTTGGCTATATTCTTTGCATGTCGTGCTTTAAATGACTTGCGCCTTGCTCGTTGCTCAGGACTATTAGGGTTCTTTCCTGCACCTCTAACACCTTGTTGCCCAAAGCGTATAGTCTTTGTTTTATCACCTTCCTTAGCTACCACCACATGAGATTTAGTGGGGTGGTTTGGTGTGCGTTTAGGTTTGTTGTAACCACTGACTCCAGCACGCCGGAGCTTGGAATCTCTTACGGTCATTCTTATGCAGCCTTTTGTGTTTGCTTTGTAGTTTTTCTAGGTGATGCTGTATTCTTAGCATTTAGTTCCTCTAACTCTTTGATTCTAGATTCAAGCTCATCAAACTTCTTGTTAACTTGGTCTACTATCTGAGTTAGTTCTGTGCGCGTCACGACCATCAATTTATCCTCTTGGTTGTAGTCTAAGGGGTTGACTTGGTTGCTGTGGTTGCTGAGGTTGATTTTTTAGGTCAATCTCTTTTTCTTTCAAGAATGTCTGAGCAATTTTCATACGACGCTCAAACTCCTTGTCCTCTTGGTCTCCTGCCTTCAGGTTAGCTGTGACTGCCTTAATCTGGTCAATCTGTAGCTCCTGTGGTGCAAGCTGTGTCTCTACAGCAATCTTCTGCGCTCTGGCCTGAGACTCCTGTGCCTGACCGTTGAGTGCTGCTGTCTGTGACTGCTGGAAGGCCATCTGTGCCTGTGCAGCCGCTTGTTGCATCTGTTGCTGCTCAGGTGTAGGCTGTGATGCTTGCTCTGCTTGCTGTAGCTTAGCCATCAGTTCTTCACGGTTAGACAGGTTCATGTTGTCAATGATTGACTGAATCAACGTGTTGTACAGTGGAGACTCTGCTGGCATAGTTTGCAGTAGTTGCACAAGTTGCGTTACTTCGTACTCACGGGCAATGATGCCTAGAGTAGACGTAGTGTTAAACTTATAGTCCTTGACAGGATAGTTCTCTGGGTCAAACTGCATGTAACGACAAGCAGCCATCTTAACAAAAGGAATTAGGAAGGACTGTTGGAAGTTAATCAAGGTACGCTTGTGACGCTTGATGATTGCACCAAGGGACATACTGATACCAGCAGCCGTAGCATCGCCGTTGATACTACCGGGAATACCAGCGGAGTCAATAGCGCCTGTAGACATCTGAACCATCTTCTGTAGTTCTGCTGCCTGTGAAAATGTAATCTGACTGACTTGACCAAAGTTAAATGGATTCAGTACAGTCTTAGGGTCGCCGTTGGTTAATAGTATCTTACCTGGGCGTACTTCTGGCCTAGAGCCTCTAGGAAGCCTTGTAGCGTCCATAGCCATCATTGGGTGTACTGTCAGTGCTAAAGCATCAATACGTGCACGAAGCTCTGTATCAAGCGCC